AAGTATCTTGTGAGTGATGCTGTTGCAGCTTCCTGCCCAATTTTTCTCACGTAACAAGGAACATTCACTTATTTTCACATACTCAATGCTGTATTCAGTTCCTAAAACATCGACTTTATTCTTCATTTACATCCTCTTGATTTGCATTGTCCTGCGGAAATGCGTTCTGATACATTTCCATGTTTTCCTCAGATTCTTTCTTGATCTGCTCCAACTCGGCATCCACATCATCAATGAACGGAACCTGACTAAGTAATGTCCGATTGGATATCTTCACGCCGGCACTGACAAGCGTCTGCATAATCTCGGCTTCATTCATCAACATATCCCTATTGAAGATGAACTCGACCTTTTCATCAAAGAAATCACCCTGCCCGGTTAAAGCAAGGTGAGTGTTGATGAAGAAAAGCAGTTCTTCAAGTGCTGCCTGGTATTCAGATTCAAGATCGTTCGTATCAATGTCGATATCCTGATACATCGATAATATATTCATCTGATTCGGTGTACCGGAATTGAGCATCTTTCCGTCATAGCTTTTCGTGTTTTCAATCAGTGCATTTTTCAGCAATTGGAGAATCAGCTGATAATTGCCTGCATTGACCTCTATTGACAGTGTAGATACACCGCCCTTTGCCCCCTCGCCGGTACGGACCTTAACAGCGCCATACTCGGCAAGGTTCTGTCTGAACTCGCCTAAGTCCTGCCCGTCAAAGTTCTCGATAACAAGAATCGTGTTCCGGTTATCTTCGAGCATATGATTGTGGAACATACTCATTAACTCGTTGATAGCATCCTGCAGTGATTTCGCTTTTCGGATCAGCGGAATCTCGCTGTCATTGTACTTAAATGCAATCAGCGGTATTCTATCCCAATTGTACGGCATACCGTTCAGGCTGATATAGCTTTCATACTCGCCTGCTTCCGTGTCTGCTGTCAGCTTGTCGTTATTATCGAGAATGTAACGATATACGCCATCAGGCTTGTAAACCTCGACCTTTTCAACAACTTCTCGCTGACCTTTCACAATCGTTTCAACCGGATATAAACGAACGGCCTTATACAGATCCGTGTGTTCATCATCATTCCAATATGGCTTTATCTCATATCCTGAGAATATCTTGAATTTCAAATTGCTGTTTTCATCGTAATACGGGAACACCCACGCAATACCGTTGTTAAAGGACTTTTTAACCGTGTTTTTCAACCGTCTCTGCATCTTCATGTCAAAGATAGCTTTCAGAAGTTCACTGTATTCCTCATTATCGGTCTTAACCGCCATCGGCTTGCCTAAGAAGTAATTTGCTTTCTTATCAACAGCAATAGCGTACTGATTATCAATATCCTTACGGTTCGGAAGATTTGTCAATTCGACCTCTTTACCGCCCTTACCGATTGCCGTGCGCTTCTTATACAAAATATCGTGATGCCCTTCGTAGTACAGTGAACCCTTAATCTGTTCTGCTCGTTCCGGTGACAGCTTCCACGCTACAATGTCCTTTTCAAGTTCGGACAGATCATCCGTTGCTTTTACGACATTCGATGTAACGATGCTATTCAGTTTCCTTGCGGCATTCGCCAAGAAATTAAATACTCCCAAGATTTTCACCCCTTTAATTTACTAATAAGCCGATGATCGGACTCGAACCGATAAGCCTGCTGATTACAAATCAGATGCGCTGCCCATTGCGCCACATCGGCATTGCGGCTTTTGCCGCAGTCAGCTTTTGTATTATGCGAAACTGAACACTTCGCCTTGCAAAACGTCAGCTGTTGCATATCGTAATGCGTCCGGACCGTGGCTGAACTCATGCTCCGGTTTATCGATTGGTTTGCCGAACTTGTCCTTTTGCCAACAGTAATTATTGACATTCTTCCAAAACTCTGGACAGTTCCGTGCATGAACAACAATCTTGTAATTCTGTATCTGTTGGATGCCGTGTGTGACGCTATCACGCCCTTTTCGTGATGCTTCGGACTTGATAACGCACTCCCACAATTCCAGTATGGATTTCGGTTCTGCAGCGTCACAGACGATACGTTGACCGCCATAACCCTTATCTTTGATTGCCTGCGCTATAATCTGATTCGTTGCACCGGTCTGATACCATTCGTCAAATACATAGATAATCTTTGCTATGTTATCCACCATAACGCAGATAAAAGCATTCGGATCTGTGAAACCAAAGTCAAGTCCGAACGCTGATTTAATACCGGGAATCCGTCTTACTTCGTCAATATCGAAATCCCTCTGCTCGATATTCTCAAAAATAAGACCTTCTGCAATTCCCCATTCCCCATCACCTTCAATACGGTATCTTCGGGGATTGTTCTTTTTCATATTCTCGAACACAAGTCTGTCCGATTCATCCAACCACTCATTACAACGGTATGTTGTAGTTTTGGTGAATGTCTGTGTGTCCGGATTGTCAAAGAATCTCGGTTTTAACCACGATTGCTCCGACCACGGATTGAACGTGAACCGTATCTGCTTCCATAGACCGTCAGGAACTTCGCCACGGATGGACAAATCCAATTTGTTGAAGTCCTCTTCGTCTAACAGTTCATATGCTTCTTCTATCCATACCCAACACAAAACGCCACGTGGAACGGAGATCGATGTTACTTTCAAGCCATCATCCATCCCCCGGAACAGTATCTTTTGTCCGGTTGGTTTATATGTGACTTCCAATTGTGATTTTGGGAACTCCCACAAGTGATAAACGCCGAGCCGTTCTGCCGCCCATTGCAAATCACTGAAACAACTGTTGCGGAGTGTATTACCGAATCGTCTAACACACAATCCGTTTGCAGCCGGGTACTTCATAATGTTGTAGATAAACCACAAGGCCGTTGTCTTTGACTTTTTGGAACCACGGGAGCCTTTGCACAAGCAATATCTCGCCCTGCTGTTCCAATAGTCCTTATATCCTGCTCCGATAACATCAGGAAGGTGTATTCTTTTTACTTCCATTCAGCATCAGTCCTTTATTCCGTCCTCACCGGCAAACATAACCGGCACTGCAACATCCATTTCAACTTTATCCGTCCACATTCCAAGATGCTTACCTAACAACTCCAACGCTCTTACCTTGTCATACGGCTTAACCTCGAAACCGTCTCTGCCCTTTTTAATCACGGACAATGCTCTTTTCTGTTCCTCGGTCAGTTCCTCAGTAAGCACCGGCTCCACGGTTCTATACTTAACCGGATTTCCGTCCGAATCGCACAGAGGAATCAAATTCCCTTCGACTTCAATCGTGGCTTCTTTCTCAATTACACTTGCATAATCTGCAGCATTTGAAAAAGCTATAAGTGCGAGTTCACGCAATACCATGTCTTGTGTAATTTCTGTTCTCTCAACTCTGGCCTGTTTTCTCTCTGCTATATACTTCTGCACTGTAGTTTTCTGTAGCAACTGATACGCCTGCTCGCTTGCTCTTTTATCTGAATACCCTGCCCGGATTGCTGCTTGTGTCGCATTCAGGTCTATCAGGTATTCATCACAAAATCTCTGCTGCTTCGCTGTCATTTTAGCCATCCTGCAACACTCTCCTTTCTACAACAGTTTCATTCGCTTCAACCCCCTTATGCATCCTTCTTCGTTGCCGCTCATTATCTGACCTCTGAACGTTTTGAATTGTTGCGTTGTAATCTTGTTTGCTTTCCTAAGTGATTTCAGATATTTCAGTGTTTCCAACTATCTGCACCGCCCTATGCTTTTTGAGACAAAGAAAAAACAGCGTTATCAATACGCTGCTTTGCTATCTCATAGTATTTATCATTTAATTCTATCCCGAAGAACTTTCGCCCGGTATTTATGCAGGCTATCCCGGTTGATCCGGAACCCATGCAGTTATCAAGAACAATATCCCCCTCATTGGTGTATGTCTTTACCAGGTATTCAAGCAGTGCAACCGGCTTTTGTGTCGGATGCAGTCTGTTTTTATTGCTCCTTGCTTCGTTTATGTACTCCAATACGTTCTTCGGATAATTCGTGTACTCTGATTTGTGAGTTTTGTTCAGTGTCGAATGATTATATACTGAATCCCATCTCTCTTTCCCTCTCTTTATCTTCGGCTTATCGAGTTTCACAAGGCCCTGTGGATTGTATGTCGGCTGTTTCTTATAAAACACACATATATCTTCCACACGGCGCATCGGTTGATACTTTGCAAAGCAAAAGCCGGTTGCGTAGTTCTTCAACCAATACCAATTATATTTATAGTTTTTCAGATTGCTATGAATCAGTTTTGTTGTGAACGGCTGCGCCGAGAATAAAACAATTGCTCCGTTATCCTTTATGATCCGTTTATACTGTTCCCATAAAGCATCAAGCGGAATCATTGAATCCCACTTGCAATCTGTCATGCCATACGGTAAATCACAAAGAATCATATCTATCTTCTTATCAGGTATATCCTGCATTATTTCTAAGCAGTCACCATGATATAATTGTGGGCATACACATCACACCTTTGCTATTTTTGCACAACAAAAAACCGCCTGAGCGTTTCTGCCCGGCGGTTTTACATACTTCATCATCTGTATTATAACACAATACGTTCCGTTTGTGATATACAACTTTTTGCATTTTGTAACAACTTTACACAGAAAAGTCACAACACTTGCAATTTGTAACACTTTTTCACTTTTCCGGATGATACGGAGACGGTAACGGCATCCATGCGAGAACTTTTTCTACATCATAACCCTTATGGTCACAGTACCATTTTCCATCATAACTACTTAGACACCCAATATCGTAATCAATAGTTTTTTCACACCGGTGCGCAACCTTAAACGCAACGAATACTTTTTGATTCACTTCCGGCAACCTCTCACTACACGGAACCCAACCGCCCTTGTATTCCTCTGCGACTTCGTTTGCAAGTCTGATGGATTCTTCAAAACACATATCCACAAGTTCTTGTAAACTACGTTTTGATAAAATAATAGGCATTGGTATCGGTAACTTTACTTTGTCAAGTGCGGTTTTCCTTGCTTCTTCCAACCTACTAATCAGCTTATCTATAAATTGTTTCATGTTACACCTCACTATCTTGTGGCATTTCAAAATATCCAGTAACGCACTTTCTTATCTTGTCAAATACCATTGTTGCCTTTTCGATGCTTGAATACTTACCCAAAAACCTTTTTCTTCTTCTGTCAGCGTTATCTTGGCAATAGACACAGTTCCCTTTTGTTGATAATGTGTAAATATCATATTCTTTTCCGTCTTGACTTTTGATAATCATTCCAAACCACCCTTTCTGACAATTACTTTTGCTCTTTCTAGTCCTCTGTGGAAGTAGTCATCATATTCAGCATCTAAACATGGGCTTTTTTCAGCCACATATTCTTCAAAATCAGCGTAGGAATATTCTCTTTCTTCTTCCAACTCTGCAATAACCTTTTCCGTATCGTAGACTGTATTATTGAGCTAATCGCAAAACTTTTTACAGCTTCTATGTTCGTATGTACAATGTGCATTCCTTGTATCTTCACAAACAACACACGGACATTTATCTGCATCTATCAATCTTCCCATCATTCCACCACCTTCCAATACTTCTCAAAATCCGCTTTTGGAATCTGTAAATCAGTATGCCTGTATTCGAGATTCACCTTGTCACCGTCAATTCTGTACTTCCATTTCTGCTGTGGGTGCAATCGGATATGAACAACGGAGGTTTTGCTGAAATTGCCAACCCACAATATACTGCACTTTTTCGGTCTTGCCGTTCCCATCTATTTAATCCTCCATTCTTCGATTCCATATTTCAATAACTTCTGTTTCTGTGTCATAAGAAGAAGTAAATGGTCTTTCCGGGCAATCAGAATTCTCGCATCGAATCCAATACTCATTGTATTTCCTGACTCCTAAACTAAAAAACTTTGGTGTTTTTCCGCAGTATTTACATGGTTTTATTCTGCTCATTCCTTCTCTCCCTTCATCTGCGA